GTACAACGTACCTTATCTGTCTGCGCATGGCTTGCACATGCTTAGCGTCTTGGCGGCAGACAAAGGACATTTGACGGCCGTCAAGAAACATGCCGTAAATGCCATATGATAAAGGGATAGCACAGCAGTTACACCATGCTAACTTGGTTGACGTATGGGCAAATCCCATACGACTAGTGTTACGCCGGATTGACGTAATCTTGCCACCTCTCATGTAAGGTCTGTTACTACTTATAGTAACACATCTGCTTACACTCGGAGCGCACTTTTTCTTCTCCCTACTTGTCAAATATCCTGCGCCTTCCGTCACGGTGTAAGCCGCGCATCCGGCGCATTACCAAAGATTTATCTCTCTTTGGTATATACATAATATACACCTAAACGGAAAATATGTCAAGAAAAAAGAGAAAAAATTTATCATATTTATTTCTCTTTTTTAATATCATAATGCACAACTAATCTCCTTCATGGGACACCCGTACACCCCCATCCCGACGCAGGGGAAACGTGGGCCACCTAGCCTGCGTGGCGGAGGGCGAGGGACCTGTGGCAATTGATGAATAATGATTGATTATATCTGGTTGGTAATTGACAAATGGCGGTTGAATACAGCTTGTTGGTAATTGACAAATGGCGGTTGGGTACCCGTACACCCTGTCTCTCTTCCGCATAGGCACATAGCTGACTGTATATGCTGTGTGTCCTGTGCACATTTGGTGGGTACATACCACAATAGTAAATCGTCAATTATCAACCGCCTTATAAAATAAGAACCCCTGTGTTGTATCTGCAACACAGGGGAAAGGAGAAGAAAATGAAAGGAAGACATAAATAGTATACATACAATTAAATAAAAAGCAATAGTACTTGCCAAATGTATAGGTAACGTATACAATAAAACAGGACTGCAGGAGGTGATAATATGGTTGACAATACAGATAAACCTGATGATACTGCACATATTCAGCTTCTTCAAGCCAAAAAAGGACAGATTCTTGATCTTGTAAAAAACGGGACGGATATAGAACAGGCGATAATCCTTACTGAAGTGCCCCTTGATATGCAAAAAGAACTTTCTGAAGATCCTATATTTATGGATTGTGTAAAGTTTGCCCATGCTTCAAGAATACAGGAACTGGTAGGGATGCTTATGGATATTGCAAAAGCCAATTCAAAAAAGGGTGTTTCTCTTGAAGTAAGGTATTTACTGGAACACATGGATGCAGAGCATTGGGGTTCACAGAATAAAAATTCCAGCGCACCTCGGGACAAAGATGACCAGATAGACGAGAATAACAGGGGCATATAATGCAACAGGTTCTGGATGCTTTTAAGACTTTGCGCTATACAGTAACAGTACGTCGTAATTTTGAAAAGCCGTTTGAGTATTCGGATAAGCAGAAAGAAGCAAGGGCCATGATCATCTCTCATCCTGAATCGGATAACTTTTTGATGGTCGGAGGTTCCCGGAGCGGTAAAACTTTTTTAAGTGTAGCCCTCTGTATTACGAGAGCACGTATGTTTCCGAGAAGCCGTCATCTGATATGTAGACTGCGGTTCAATCATGCCAAAGCATCAATCTGGCTTGATACGCTGCCTAAAGTACTCCGTAAGATGAACCTTGTAAAGGGTAAAGATTACTGGATGAATAAGACAGATTATGTCATTACCTTTTCCAATGGTTCCGAGCTGTGGGTTGATGGTCTGGACGATGCCAACCGTGTTGAAAAAATGCTTGGTCGTGAGTACAATACCATTTATTTTAATGAGATATCTCAGATTTCATGGGATTCTATAACTACGATGATATCCCGTCTTGCTTTGCAGTCAATAAGTGAAAAATGGGGGGAATGCCGGAACTACTGTTTATTTGACTGTAACCCTCCGTCAAAACGTCACTGGTCCTACCAGCTGTGGTTCAGGCAGCGGGATCCCGAGACACGCCTTCCTTTAGCAGAAGATCAGGTAATACGTTATCAGCATATTCAGATGAATCCTTCAGACAACCTCCAGAATCTCAGTAAAGGGTATCTGGATAAGCTTAAGGCGCTTCCCGAGCGTAAGCGTAAGCGTTTTCTTGAAGGGGAGTACTCTGATGTGGAAGGGGCAATATTCAATAATTGGGATACTATCAGATACGTTCCGGAGGACGTTAAGGAAATCGCTAAAGTGCGTATTGGCTGTGATTATGGGTTCACAGCAGATTTTGCAGCAGCTGTCCGTATATGGTTTATTAAGCGTAAGGTGGGTAAATCACGTTTGTACATTGAGGAACTGACCTATGAAAAGGGTCTTACAAACAAACGGCTTATGCGTTCGATTAATACAGCGTGTGAGAGTTTGGACAAAGAAGAAGCGTTTGAAGATTACAAAAAATCAGGGGGAAAGCTTTTATGGCAGGACTGGAATCAGGCCTATGTTACTGAGGACCACAGGGAAGTAATTCAATGCATGTGCGACGGTGCGGAACCTAAAGATGTATTTGAGATGCAGGAAGAAGCTGTCATAGCAAAAATGCCGTTTACGATTATCGGTGTGAGGAAAAAAACCGAGGTTATAACAGGTATTGACTGGCTTGAAGACCTTGAAATATATGTTACGGAAAGATCGGAGCATGTTATTGAGGAACTGGAGGCATATGAGTGGAAGAAAGATTCCGAGGGTCAGGCTCTTCCTGAGCCGNTTGATAAAGGTAACCATACGATTGACGCTATACGGTATGCATGTCATGAGTTTATAGGGAACAACTATGCACAACTTGTGCCCTTAAGTGTTTATTAGAAATATTGACGATATGCTTGTATAGTGATATTCTTATCAGGGAGCAGCACATGGAAGATGAAGATGCAATGCGTAATTTTATGGCCTCTCTAAATCGAAAGGAACAGAGGGAATACAGGGGTGTAAAAATGATACGTTTTAAAAAGAAGCATCCACAGGAGAAAGATAAAAATGATCGAAAAAAGTAATGACCCTCCTTTAATAGAGTTTAGAAGGCATAAAGATTTCATCATGATGCGGTGGCTGTGGAAAAAAATGCGATTGCTGCTGTCCGGAAGTGAGGTTGTTAAATATTGGGACATTTCTTTTACGCATGGTGAGCCGCGTATGGAGACATTCATCCTTCGCCCTGTGGGGGAAGAGGATGCACAATACAATTTTTACGTGTACTCAGCACGTTACAGTGATTTTATTTCAAGAACAAAAGCCATTCTTGAGGGATTGTTGTTTTACCGCAGCCCTATCATGAAGGTTCCTGAAGGTATGTCTGAATATCTTTCAAATATTGATATGACAGGAACATCCCTTGTAGAGTTCGCTAAAATGGTTGCCGGTGAGATTTTGACGATGAACAGAGGTGGTTTGTATGTAGACTATCCCTTTATACCTGAAGGCACAGCGTATACAAAAGCAGAGCGCATGGCGAAAGACATTCGTCCTTTTACGAAGTTTGCACGTGCTGAACGTTGTTTTTACTGGGAGTACTCAGTCATTAATAATGTGCGTACTTTATCGAGGGTGGATATTGCAGAGGATACGGATGAGGATACTTCTGAAGAAGAATGGCATCTTGTACGTTCCCTGACTCTGGAGCTTAACGAAGAAACAGGAAAATATGAGTATTGGAATTCTTTATATACAGTCTCCTGGACAAAGGAGTTATCCAAACCTACTTTATTGCGGCAGTTTAAGTTATTCTTTCAGCTGGGGGATCCTGACAGTGAGAATAACAGTGGGTATCTGGGGCAATTGTACAGTCGTGTAAAACCTCTAAAGGATAATGGTACGGCATTTGACCATATTCCTTTCTGGTTTACTTCTCTTGTATATGATCAGACTCATATGGATAAGTCTCCTTTGAATGAGGTAGCAGATGCCAATATAGCACATTACAGGCTGTGTGCGGATATACAATCCGCTCTGTTTCACTGCGCCCATCCGACTCCTGTATTCAGTGGTTTTCATTTTGACGATGATAAACACAAAGTTGTTCTGGGAAGCATGCAGGGTATATCTTCCCCTGATCCGGGTGCAAGTGCAAAATATCTTGAACTTACGGGAAATTCCATAAGTGAGTTGCGTGCTGAACGGGATGCGGTTATAAAGGAACTGGCAGCACTTGGAGCAAGATCCCTTTCTACAGCAGCGGTAAATTCTCAGACTGCAGCAGAGACTACCCAGATCAATGCAAGTGGGGATACGGCAGTACTCAACACCCTTGCAGGGACAATGAACAGTATTTTTATACAGGCACTTAAAGTGATGGCAGAATTTCAGGGAGAGGATACATCCGGTATTACATTTGATATGAATCGTGAATTTATGCCATCAAAACTTGCCAGTAATGAAATTGCGGTGCTCCTGAATGCTGTATTACAGAAAGCAATGTCCATCGAGGACTTTATTGAGATACTGCAGACTGGCGGTACACTACGGCAGTCGATAAGTGCACAGGAGTATGTAAGCAGGCTGCAAAAGCCCTCTATAGCTGTAGGGGCATCAGCAGGTACGACAGGTGTGACAGACAGTATACCGCAGGCAGGAATGGGTGAGGGGTCCACAATTCCAAAGGGTACTTGACAAGTACTTTATAAGTACTTATTATATGTATAGTAGTTCTTATAAAGAATTCAGTTAAACATCTGGAGGATGTACAGGTATGGACAAACTTAAAGAGCTTGTGGCTCAGATTGTCGAACAGATCAAAACGCATGGTGCCAATCAATGGACTGAGGAACAGTTNGCTACTTTGTTTACAGANGATTTTTATGATTCTGTGGATAATGAGGTTCAGACGCAGATAACCGCAGAAAAGCAGAAGCTGGTTGAAAAAAATAACCAGCTTATCGGTGAGAAACGCAAACTGCAGAAGCAGCTTTCGGATACATCCCAGGTGGATGTTGAGAAGTATGAAAACCAGATCGAGCAATTGACATCAAAGCAGGAAGAGCTTAATNCAGAANNACAGAGACAAAAGGCAACTGCGGAAGCGCAATCAGCGTCACTTCAGAAAGAGTTGAAAAAATCTGCAGGTCTNTACACGGTAGAGAAAGAACATGTGAATAATCTGTTAAAGCAGCGGGCGCTCAGCACAGGCCTCGGTGCCATGCAGATAAATCCTGAGCTTCGTGCTGCCCTGGAAGCTCTCATGGAAAAAAAGGTGATGCTTGTGGAAGATCCTGCATCCCCTGAAGGTCGAAAAGCAGTATTCGAGATGACAGGCGAGGATGGAAAAACAATCCAGAAACCTTTTGAGGAATATCTTAAAACTGACTGGGCGCCTAAAGAGGGTAAAAACTTTATTTTGAGTGCAGCAACAGGTGGGGCACCAGGACAGAGTACTTCGAAAGATAAGGGCACTCCGGCACCCACTGGAAGTGACAATCCGTTTGGGGATTTAAAATTCAGCGACGGATCGGGTAATACCCTTTAGAACTTGAGTATAGTTATCAGTTGTGCTGATAAGAATATATAATAAGATAGAACGGCCAGCGGCCACTATCCATTAGGGAGGTTTAACATGGTTGATAATCTTTTACGTGAGATAGCAATCGCCAATGCCCCTAAACAGGCAAAGCTGGTCGATGCTCTTACAGAAGAAGCCCCTATTTTGGGGATGTTTCCAATGCAGCCCTCTACACATGGCTGGTACAATGTGTATGAAGAGCTTGAGGAAGTCACGGGTGCTCAGGTTGTAAATCTGGATGGTGTCCTGCCTGAGATGAGTATGAAAACCGGTCTGCATCAGAAGGATCTCCAGGCTCTCGGTGGTATCATCGAAGTTGGTGAAGATAAGGCACGTGCATATGGCGGGGCTGCCAATTATTTTGCGCAGAATGCCGCACGCTGTCTGAAGCAGGCAGGTCAGGATATGGAGTACGCCCTTATATACAAAACCATTCGTCAATATGCTATTGATAATGGCAATTATATAAAAGCGGGTGGTTCGACAGCCTCTTCTCAGAACTCTATTGTAGCTGTGCATTATTCAGAAGGTGAAGTTACCGGTCTGTATGATGCAAAAGGTTTCGGTACTGGTAAGTTCTTTGATGTCATGTCGTTGAATGGTGGCAATGTATATCCGCGCAGGTCTGATGGTGTTCTTGTATACGGTGCACGTGTGAAAACACTGTTCGGTGTGCAGCTTGCCAATTCCCGGTATGTATCGGCGATGGTAAACATTGAAGCGGCGGCAAATATGACGCTTGCAAAGCTGGATGATCTGCTTGATAAATGCCGTGCGAATCCTGCAAATACAGTACTGTATATGCGGCCTTCAACACGTGATCTTATCAATCTGCTGCGCGCGGGAGTCCTGACATCCAGTCCGGCAGACAATAACCTGCGTACAAAAGTTTTGTACTATAACGATATTCCTATCGTTACTTCGTACAATTTCCTGAAAAACACAGAAGCTGTTGTAGCCTAAATAAGGGGAAGCAGAAGCTTCCCCGGAGGTTAATNAAATGNGTAAAGCAATTATAGGTGTCNATTTTAACACCAGNGAACTTAAAAGTGATCCGGATATTATATTTGATGCAAAATCAGTGGCAGCATCTGCCGTCTCTGATGCTTTCTATCTGGGCGATGTACAGTCAAATCTTGAAGTTGTGGTAAAAGTATCTATAGCTTTTGATGTGGGTACATCTGTAAAGGTGGCGATTGTCGGATCAACGACATCGGATATAACGACAAGTCCGGTTGAGATCATGTCTGTTACAAAAACAGCAGATGTGGCAGCAGATACAGAACTGTTACGCCTGCCTATTCCCAAAGGTGCCGGTCCGTATATAGGTGTTGTAATCACATCTACAGGGACAAATACAGGTGCGGTTGATGCATATGTGCATCAGATTGCTTATTAATTATTCAAGCAATTCATCCCCTTCCTTCAGGTGGCGGATGAATTGCAGATAATGCTTTTAAAAATATCAAGTTATATGGTGATGTCATTGCTGCTTCGGCAAACCTTACACCTGGAAAAAGTGTCTGCGGAGGATGCTGTAAGTCCTGTCTTTATACGCATTGTATATTGATACGGGCCGGTTCCGTTGATGCAGGTGAAATTGCAGTATTACGAAACTGCAAGCCCCTTCCTTCAGGTGGGGGTTGTTGACATTCTATAAGGAGGGACCAATATGTCCGAGAATGAGGATAAAAAGGAAATTCTGAAGCGAAAACCTACATATCCGGTATGCCGTACATGCGGCAAGCAGTTTTTATATGAAGAGGAACTTACGGAGCATCTGAGAGTTGCGCATAACTTTGTGGCTAAAAAAGCAGTGATAGAAAACACAGTTACCATGAATGATATGCGCAAAGAAATGGCAGAATTCCGGAAAGAAATGGCAGAGAGAGAAGCAGCGCTTGCCAAGCGTGAGAAGGCTTTGGATGAGCGCAAAGATAAAGGGGATAAAGGGGAACCTCCTGAAGAGTCTGTAGATGCTCAGGTAGGTGGTGCAGTAAACTAGTGTGGGAGGCCAGGAATGAAATTTGTCGTTGAAGATGGCACAGGTTTGTCCCTGGCAAACTCTTTTTGTGATGTATACTTTGCGGATACTTTTTGTGAAGAAAATGGTATCACGACATGGGGGTCTTCTGCCTCTTTAACAACAGAAGAAATTAAAATAAAAAAGGAACAGGCACTTATAGCAGCGTCACGGTGGATGTCCGTAACATANAGCTGGAAGGGCCTTAAATATCATAACTTTCAGGTACTGGCATTTCCAAGAACAGGTATTGATGGCAGTCCTGTAGTTATTTTTCCAGTTGAANTAAAACAGGCAACAATCCTTGCTGCAGTGCGTATTTACGCAGGTAAAACGTTATCCCCTGATCTGATACATGGGGGCGCGCAATCTTCAGTCAAGGCAGGTCCTGTAGCTATAGCNTACAATGTATTTGCTTCTCCTAATACAGTATATAAAGAAATTGATGATCTTGTAGCTCCATATAGTTACGGGGGTACAGGAAGTTCCTGTCATGTGTATGTGGAGATTAGAAAATGAGTGATTTTTATGAAGGAGTATATGATGAGATACTTCCTGTTATAGAGCAGCTGGGTAAAAGTATAGTACTTATAAAAACACTGGCATCCCTCGGATGGTCCCAGGTTAGAGATAAAGTCACAAAGAACATTGTATGGAAGAACGTGGATGGTACCATACAAAGTAAGGAGCCGTCCACAAAGTTGTATTCAGGATACGCCGTGCAGAGTTCATACTCGCATTATTTTGGCACAAATCTATCCATTAATGTAGGAGATGTACGTATTTATGCTATAGNTATTCCTAAGCCCGTCCCGGGAGATATCGTTACAGTAAATGATGAAAATTTTAATGTTATTACTGTAAATCCTATAGAGCCAGGAGCGGTTGTACTTATGTACGATATTCAGTTAAGGAGGGGATAGCATGGGGGTAAAATTCAGTGCCACGCTGGATCCCCAGTTGAGGAGGTCTGCTACCGCTTATTTAGAAGGTACAGCGGACATACAGGACATTGGAAACCAGATTGCAAGTCGGCCTGATGCATATGTTAATCTTCTTAGAAGATGGCTTATTGGTCAGAGATATATCCCTGTACGTAACGCTGTCTATCATTATGCATTGGGGTGTGCTCTCAGTACTCCTGTTAAAACAGGAAATGCCCGTCGCAACTGGTATATTTCAAATACGGAAAGAGGTGGAGGATATTTGGATTACAGGGAAACCCCTGTCTCAGAAGCAGAAGCATCTGCTATCATATCAGAGCAGCTTTGGTCAGAGGCACAGGCTACTGTGGGTAAAGCTGAAGGCCACTCAGGAGTTGTGAGAAGCAAAATAATCGTTGAAAATGATACACCGTATATAGGTACTTTGGAAGCAAAACATGGGATGACTGCGAACGGTATAGCAGAAATGCTGGATGCTATGAATGCAACAGAAGAGGCGTAGATATGGCAAATGAAACAGAAGTAGCTTACAAGGAACCTGTGCATGACTACTTTATTAATAATATGCTTTCTTCTCTGGAAGGAGGTGTCACACTTTTAGATGGGTCTGTTGATACTATAGATACTGATACAGAGGTTGCTCTTCCCGGGTTTTCATTTGATACAGCACTGGTGGCNGAGGANAGGGCNTGGTATGAGCCTACCNTGACAACTCCGTCTCCGACACAGAGTTATTTAGGTGTAACCTCATGGCGAAAGTATATTGGCTATTTCAATGTGCAGATTTACTGTCCGTTAACTTACGGTGAGGCGAAGGACCTTTGTTATGCAGAGCCTATATTGAATAAATTTAAGATGGGTACACAGTATACAGATTCTAAGGTATATATTACATGTAAATCTGCGGCAGTATTGGGAAGTGAAATAGACAGCAAATTAAATAGATGGCGATTATCTATCCGCATTATATTTCAGGCAGAATTGAAGACTTGACAGATGTATAGGCATTAAGCTATGATGAGAGTCAGAGGGTCTTATTCCCGGCGGGAAGGACATAGATATAAGTAAGGAGGCACATATTATGGGTAAAAGTGCAACTGGAGCAAATAGAAATATATCATACAGCCGGGAGAGTACTGCGGGAAGTTTTCCTTCTCAGAATCATCTTTGGCTTAAAAAATTACGGACTACAGGGGATACTGTTAAGGGTACGCAGGCTACGCAGACATCAAATGAACTTCGTTCGGGGCGTCTTGAGTCTGCCCCTATCCAAGGTCGTGAATCCACTTCAGGGGATATCTCATGTGAATGGTCTTTTGGAAGTTTTGATGATCTTTTTGCAGGTCTTTTGTCGAATAACTGGTCTGATTTCACATCTACAACGGATTCAGATGAGGCCTACCCGGTATACAAAGTAGAAGATGATCCCAATGATGAATCAGATAATGCTGTAGAAGCTATTACGTCTTCGCGCCATGCAAAATTTCTCACACTTGCAACGGGTGATAATGCTGTGGAGCACTCGTTTTTATTTGAACGTGATTTTACGGATATTGAAGATGGTCTGCGCAGATATTATAATGGTGTAAAAATAAACACGTGTAGTATCAGTATACCTCTTGATAATCAGGCTACAGTTACATTTGGTGTAAACGGTATGAACAACCCCCGGGCATTGTCAGATGCTTATATTGATGACAAGATTGCCAACGGTACTGCTGCGGAGAAGCTGTTGTATGCACACATTAAAGAAAGAATATATGACTCTGAAACTCCCACTGAAACGGATCAGTTCAGTTCATTTATAGGCACGCTTAAACTTCTGAGTACAGACGGAACAGTATCCGATGTTGCCTATGCTACCCAGTTGGACGCAGCGATTACCAACAATCAGAGTACTGATAACGTTATCCTTCAGAAAAAAGCATTTTCTATAACAGATAATAAGTTTGGCGTAAGCGGAACTTTAACGGTTCGCTTAATTGATCCTACTATGATTAATCATTTCATTGACTGGACAACATTAAAGCTGGTGTTCTCTATTCAGGATACATCTGGTAACAGATACCAATGTATGATTAATTCATTAAAGATTACAGATGCCCCTGATTCTGTAAGTAATAGTGGATCACTAACTATAGCACATCCTTTTACTGCTTTTGGCGCTCACAGCTTTGATATTATAAAGATTCCGGCTGAAGATGCAGTTTATCAGATGAAGGCTCCTGTTGCAGTAGCCGTAGCAAGTGATTCGGCAGTATCGTCTGCTGTTACTATGTTTGATAATTTTGACTATGATTCTACGTATACCGATCCGGTAGATTCCTCTGTCACTTCTGCAAACAGACAGATATGGTGGAGATGCACCAGTCAGCCCACAGGGTCATCTCTCGCGACGACTTTTACTAAACTTGCATCGAGTGGTACTGCCATTACGGCATCTGTTGCCGGTTCATATACATTTGAAATGTACGCTGTCGATGCGTCAGGCACTTTGAGTAACTCTAAAACAGCAGAGTTCATATGCAAAGTTACGGTACCTACTCTTAAAGCTCCTACGGCAAGTTATACAAGTCCGACAATCACATTTACGTCAGGATACACTTCAGCCCCTACCGGGTGGACTGTGCACTATAATCTGGGAGCAGCGGGAGCTGCAGCATCAACAATTGCAGATCCAACTACGGCATCTACAGAAGGTACAAGTATCACACTTTCAACAGCGGGTGTTTATTATGTAAAAGCAATTGCGGTATCTACGGATCTTACAACATCCGAAGTAGGTACATATGGACCGTATACTTTAAGTTAACTACAAACAGTGCATAGAAATATGCACTGAATTATAAGGAGTTTTTATGTCTGATAAGAAAGGAATTGAAAGTAAAAATGATGCTGTCGGTTTTGATATGGCAGATATCGAAACAGTAACTAAAGCAAATGAAGGTGTCTGGTTGGCTCTTTTAAATCCTGACACAGGGGAACCATCTTCTGTAAAGATAAAATTACGTGGGTANGACTCGGATGTGTATATGGCATGGAATGCACATGTACAGGCGGGCATGAAAGAAGCGATGCTGCAGGCTATGGCGGATGTAAAGCATCATAAAGCNGTAAAAAGTGAATCTTTACAGANTCCTGATNCTGTTGAAGCTTTATCTCAACTGNTTATTGACTGGGAAAATGTTATGTGGAATAAAGTGCCATTGGCGTGTACCCCTGAAAATGTGAAAAAAGTGCTTAAGGGAGTTCCTGCAATACGCACACAAATACAGAATTTTGTGGAGGATCGTGAAAATTTTTTCGCGAAAGCTTCCGAAGTCTTCTGACCCTTACAAAAAAGGCTTTATGGCTGGACTACCCGCTTCGCAGGGAAGTAAAAACTGTAGAAGTGGCTGTTGCAGCCATAAATAATAATGTTCGAAAGCCGAAAGTAACAAAATGGGTAGAGTACACCCATAGGCAGGAGCTGGAAGCGCTACCTTTTAAACAGCAGCAACGATTAGGAGATACCGAAAAGCTCACACCGTTAGTTGCACCTAAAGGTTTTGAATATTTATGGCAGCATTTTGCGCAAATGCGCCAATTATGCGGAAGCGAAGCAGTTTTAAGTGACATTATAGATTACGCGGATATTTTTATGCCCTTTGCCACTAAAACTGATCTGTACATGCTGGGTCTTATGAATATGACGGCGCGTATCTATGCTCAGCAACTGGATAAAGATGAGGCAGAGTGGCCGGAGGATTAAGACAGCAGAATATGCTGTCTTATTTTTTAAGGAGGGTATATGGACATAACCAATAAAGTTACTACTGAATTTGATATTGAGGATAAATCAGCATCAAAAATATTTGATATGGCAGATGCTTTTAAGACGGCTATAGCCAATGCCAAATCTCTTGGTTCCACTATTGATGATGTATCAAGAATTCAGAATGCATATGCCGTAAATATCCGTAGTATGGAAGATCATCTCAGCAGAGTATCTTCTCTCAGTTCTACGGCTAAAAAAGCCCTTAGTGATTTTTCTGTAGAGGCGCAGAAAAGCAGTACTGTACAGGGTCCCTCTAAACTGCTGTCATCCTTACAGGCTTTCAGTCAGGCAGTAGCCTCTGATCAAAGTGCCTTTTCAAGTGTAAGCAGGTCTTTATCGAATATCATTGTTCAGGGTAACAAGGCAGCTGAGGCTTTGAATAATATGAATTCCTCTGCTGGATCTTCTGTAAAAGCAGTACAGCAGGCTATTGGGGCAAAGCTGGTAGCAGGAAGTACATATACACCTGATCTTGAGAATACATACAAAAACATGCAGGCTCAGGTATCCTCCTTATATCGGCAGCGGAAGGGTAATACAGCAGATGTAGGGTTAAAGCAGCAGTTTATTGAAGCTAAAGTGCAGTTGGCAGCTTTGGCAGAGGAATATGACGCATATGCTCAAAAAGCAATGGGTGCTGATTCTTCGGTAACATCTGCATTTTTGAAACAGACAAAGAACATTCAGATTCTTTCGGAATATGTCCAAAAATTAAATGCTCTGTATTCTGAGCAGCAACAGGTAATTGAAACATCAGGAAGCACAGCGAAAGTAAATACGGCCTATAAGACACAGCTTGAAGTACAGAAAGAAATTGAAGCTGTTATGGGGCGTGTTAAAAAAATAAAAAGTGGAACGGTTGATACAGGTGATTCATCTATCTTATCTTTTCTTACAGGGCGTAACGCTTCTTCCATACAGAATGTTATTACCAATTTAAGTAAATTCGGGATCATCTCTCCCCAGATTGCACGGGTTACAAGTGGCCTGTCATTACTGAATACGACACTTACAGGAACAAGTGGGATTGCAGCTACTCTTGCCTTTGCAGGTTTGGGTGGATTAGNTATTGCATTAGTCAAGGGGGGAGNGGCTGCATTGAAAGCTGCAGCAGATTTTCANGAATACAGGGTTACATTACAGGCTCTTTCCACAACTGACTGGTCAGGAAATACAAAAGGCACTACAACATCAATTATGGGCGTAGGTACAGCAGTATCAAAGGAAGGTATCGAATATGCTGCAAAAACGGGCTACAACGTAGATAAAGTGTCTAATGCGCTTGAAAGGCTTGTTGGATATGGTATTGATATGCGGGAAGTCAATTCGGATATGGAAATGCTGGGTAATCTTTCATTGGGAAGTTCCAAGAGACTTGAGAATCTTGCAGTGGCATATGGGCAGGTTTTCGGTCAGGGAAAAGCCCGCGCGCAGGAAATGTACCAGTTTGTTAATGCAGGTATTCCTATTTTTGATTTACTGGCAAAAAAATTAAGTACGGTAAACAAAACTGTTACCACTGCGGATATAATGGATATGACACGCAAAGGAAAGGTGTCTTTTGAGCTTATAAAATCCTTGCTTACTGATCTAACAGAAGCAGGAGGACGTTATGCAGATATAATGGAACGCATAACAGGAATGTCGGTTAACAGACAAACCGAAGCATTTGGAACTCAGTTGAAACTTTTACTGTCCAATATAGCAAATAACTTATTACCTTCTGTAACCTCCCTGTTAAAAGAAGTTAATGGTGTATTGGACAGAATGAATAAGGGATTCTCGGTATCTGCATATCGAAGTGACATACAAAAAGCAGTAGCAACAGGGTCCTCCAGTGCTGTTAANGATGTCACTTCGGCACGATCTACAAGTGAGTTGAATACTTTTCTTGATCCTTTACGGATTGTNTATACTGAATTGATGAATCTTCGGTCTGCAGGTGCACTTAATTCAGGAAAATACCGTACGCTTTATCAGGGGCTAGGTTACGCATCGGAAGGGTCAACGGACATAGAGAAATTATTAAGATTTCTTCCAACATATTATTCCTCTGCAAAAACAGTTCAAGGAAACTTTGGGGATACATTTTCTGCCGCGCGTAATGTTACAAACACTATGGCAGAATATATGCCTAAAACCTCAGTTACTGCAGCACAGTCCTATCTTGAAAGCTCTGGTTTAACTTCGCAACAGATTGTGACACTTGTTATGCAGAGTCTTGGAGATATACTTCCTTCTATGAAGAGTGCCCTATCTTTGGTCCAACAGGGTAAGATCGAAATGCCTATTGATCTGACTTCCCTTAGTAAATATGGTGCATCCACTTCTCAAATTGAATCTGCAACTTACGGTTTGTTTAATGGTGCTTCCCGTTCAAACATTGAAGCGATTATTGCCGCACAATTATCCAGTCTTCAGCAGAAACCGGAGTCGATGGCCACAAACAAGGCAACGCTTAGTGCACTACAGCAGCGTTCTTCTGTAACATCGGGAACTTCGGGATTGCTTGACGAAACAGATACAGTACTCGGGAGCCTTAATTCTAAGCTTGCAGAATACAATAAAAAACTTGAAACTTCGGGGGCTACCTATCTGGCTATAAATCCCTCATTGCAGGAATTTGTAAAGATACAGAGTCTTTATAATACTGATATGGATACGATGCTGACACTTCAGGATAAATATCCCGGAAAGACCGATAAAATTATCTCAGCGATGCGTTCAATGGCAAAAGAACTTGGTCTTACTGAGGAACAATGGAGGAAGATAACTACAGTTGCAGGGGGTAAGAGCACACTTGAAGATGCTCTGGTATCCGCACGTGAAAAAGCTGTATCACTTTATCAGGCAGAGCAGCAGTTACTCCTTGTACAGAAGACTTTCACAACATTTCAAGGCGACTGGAATCCTTTTAAGACGGTTTATAATACACAGCCGGACGCCGTTAATAAGTCCAGACAGGTGCTAATTGATAAAGGTGTTTCGGATCTGCAACAAAGTACAAAAATGTTTGATCCTTCTTCGGAAGAGACCTTTAGAAAAATTGTCACAGAACAGGTTGATTTTACCCAGAAACTTGCAGATGCTAAAATTGATGCATCAGATGTTGAAAAATCTTTTAATCAAATTTATACTTATATGCATGGCCTTGATTTTGGAAAAGCCACTACGAGTTTTGCGTTGGATAATGTTGAGCTTATTGCAAGGGCTATGGGGGAAAGTGTAGAAAGTGCCCGCAAACTTTTAAATTATCTGGTGCAGGTAGGGGGAACAAAGGTTCCTTTAGATGCTTATGCAAATGCACTGCAGACCTATCAGAAGAATCAGAGTGCCCCAGGAGACAAGCGGACGCTTACCTCACAGCAGGGACTGCTGGCAGACATGGCAGTGTATAAAATGGCTGCGTCTGAACGCCCTACATACTCAAACTATTTTACGGATGCACAAGGGGGACAGGATCTGCAGTATGCTAGGAATACACTTATTAAGAGTGCAACAGGTGTTGAAGTATCCCAGCCGAAGGGATGGGTAGAAGAACAGGCATCCTCTAAAATGCTGCAACCGGCACTTGATAACTATAATCAGGCATATACAACTATGATGGCTGCGTCTCCCGGAACTTCTGAATGGGTAACTGCAGCTTCTGATGTAGAAAAATACTCAAAGCAATTGACTCATGCTGCCAAGGCTATGAACACTCTGTCCAGCGCACAGGACAGCATTAAGCAGTCAGCAATATCCCTTGCAAAAGACGGTTTTCAAACTACGTTTAAAACTCTGGGGGAAGGGATAGCGTCAGGAGAAGATGAATTTGATACCTTAAAAACTGCGTTTAAAAATCTCGCTGCTACTTTTATGGATAATGTTTCTTCTGTACTTATTTCTGTGGCGGCAGGTTTTGCGCAGGCAGGACAGCCGTGGCTTGCCCTTGCTGCTCTGGCTGCAGCAGGTCTGGCGAGTGTAGTTAGTGGAATTATAAGCTATTCAAGCAGTGAAGAAGATGATAATGATGATACTTATTTACAGGCACTGGAGAACTTACAGGATCAGCTTGATACTTTTATGGATCAGTTCAGAGAAACTTTAAAATATGTGGATGAAGCAAGGCAGGCATATGTAGCTGCTCAGCAATTGGCAACAGTGGGGTATTACGCCAAAGGGGATGTTTTCTCCAATGGTACAACGCTTGAACAGGGGGTGTATAATCAGCCTACAATGTTTGCATTTGCTAAAGGAGCGGCATTTGATAATGTCGGACAACTTGCTGAGGCAGGAAAAGAAGCAGTAATGCCTCTTGCCACAGGCCCGGATGGCTCATTGGGTGTTCAGACATATGGCTCAGGAAGTTCGGGCTCAGGGGATGTGGCCATTTCGATGCCCATAAATATTACCAATGAATCCGGAGCAAATGTGGATGCATCTACGGATATTGATGCTGACGGGAACACACAGTTGAAGTTGCTGATTACCAATACTGTTAAATCGGCAGTGGCATCAGGCTCTATGGACAATATTTTTGGAACAAGGTTTAATGTGAAATACTCTGGCATAAGGAGATAAGTTGACAAATACCGTTGTTACCTATACAATACATCTGTAGAGGGTAGGTATGTCGGTAATATGGCCAAGTACAATTAATTCAAATATTCTGGATGAAAATTATCTCCCTTATCAGGGGGGTAACGTAGTTATTGTCGAAAATGAAAATGGACCATCACAGGTTCGTTGTAAGTATACGGCAGTATCTACTTTTCATCCTATTGTTTTGAAATTTACACTGGCAGAGTATGTGTTATTTAAGGCTTTTGTAAAGGATACTTTAAGATATGGTACCCTTTCATTTTACTTCCCTCTTCCTGATGATATTTCCGATATTACTGAAACTACAAGTAAACTGTGCAGGTTTTATTTTTCTTCTACATCTTCCCCTCCTTATAAGCTTTCTAAAATTATAGCGGATGTTGCAGTATACATATCTTTTACACTGGAGGAGTTTGCACAATGAGTCTTTCTGTTGAGGTTCTTCAAGAACTATTCAGTGACAATCCTTCACTTACAGATATTTATTTATTTAAAATTACACATAAGGATTTAAGTACCCCTGTTTATCTATGTAATGATAAAGTTAGCCACACGATTGATGGTATTACTTACAACGCAACTTCATTTGCCTTTACCCCCCCAGATAAGGCACAAAATGACAATGATAATGGTACAGAGGGTTCTTTATCCATGACAATTGTGGATCAGACTATTCCAGATNCTCTTGTTGATTTACANGAGTATCCTTCTATCACGTGTACNGGTATCCTTATTACTGCAAGTGGGGCTGTGGAGGAAGTAGAGTCATGGGATTTTATGCTTAAAAGTGCATCATGGACGGGAATGACACTTACTGCAACGCTTACTTTTGAGACTTTTCTGGATACGACTGTACCGGGTAACACCTTTGACTCTACGCTGTGTCCGGGCAGTTGGATATGAAAGATATTCTGATGCAGATGCAGAAGTATACAGGTATTTTCTGGGCGGATGATTATGACTGTAAACATGCACAGGGAATGAACTGCTATTCTTTTGTGCGGTTTGTGCTGCAGTCTGAAAATATTGCATATCTTCCTGAGTATACTTACTGTGCACAGGAAGGAAGAGATATAAGTCTGCTTATTTTAAGTAAGATAAAAGATGTGGTTAACAGTGTAAAGAAAGAAGACAGGAAGGCATGGGATCTTGTNTTAATGGAATATAGAGGTTATAACAGGCATATCGGATTGTATATTGGACACAATAAGATTATTCATTGTATTGAACCTGTATCCATAATATCTGATTTTTCTGATCAGGATCATTTTATATCAATTGAGCATAGAATTAAGGGGTTTTATAGATGCAGATAGCAGTAGAATATTTTAACAATCCTTTTGCAAAAAGCTCTTTGAAATGGTCCGGTAATAGCTTTTCAGATTTTTTATCGTTTTATAAAGTTACCCCTTTGGATGTAGATGTTTTTATAAACGGTTCATTTACTCCGAAGTATACCGATGCCTCCTTTGAAGCAGGTGTGGATATAGTGGTATATCCAAGATTGCAGGGCAGTGGTGTGAGTAACACATTTAAAAGTATAGGTAATGCTGTTTCATCTGCCGCGCGTTTCGTCTATTCTACAGCAGCATCCATGTCTGCATGGGAATGGATGATTACTGCAGCAACAGGTGGATTTTATTTAGGGTTAAAAACTCTTGCATCTTTATGCGGGACAGTCCTTGGCTCTTCATCGTCTAAATCATCAGATTCAATGGGATCTCTTACTACAGATCCTACAATTTCAG